TACTAGCAACTTTTAAAAATCTGTCTGCTGTAACATTTCCTGTTGGAAATTTAAGCTCATAGCTCTGTGAAGCACTATGTGGGGGTGAAGTAAGTTTAATTCCGTGGGAGTTAGATTCACAGTTAAGTTGAATTGAACCTGGGTTTGTTGCACCCATTGCTTCGATAACACCAGTTCCTTTTGGTCTTAAACGTAAATTAAGATTTGAATCATCTCCAACTGCACCAATTTGTGCACCAGAGCCAGTTGCAGCGTTTGTTATATCAACATGGTTTACTGCTGATGATGTTGTTTCAAAAATTAATTGTTCGTTTCCGTTTTCATCTCTGATACCATGAGCATCATCAAAGTCTATCATGAAAGAATTAGTATCTAAGTTACCACCTAATTGTGGTGTAGTGTCATCAACTAAGTCACTTGCTAATGATATTGTGTCAATACTTGGATTAGTTCCATCGTCTGCTTTTGCATATGCAATTACAGTTTTACCGTTTGCAACTGTAGCTGAAGTTCCTGTACCAGTTACATATTTAAATACAACGTTCTGTGAACCAGAAGTTGCATTTTTTAAAAAATAAAAATTTTGAACATCTGTAGGTATTGTAACATTTCGTGATGCTGTAAGAGATCCTGTAAATTCTATAATTCTGTGTGAGAGAGTTGCACCAGTTGAACCATCAGATACTGAAAGGGTTGTGTCTCCTGAATCAGAAACAGCTTGTTGTGTAAAACCACCAGCTATTTGTTCTATGATTTGTAGGTTTGTATTAGTTTTATCACCCCATGTACCGGCGTTTTCACCAGTGTTTTGAAGTTCTATCCCTAGCGGGGTATATGATGATGCCATAAAAAATTCTCCTAAGCTGCTACATCATTATAGCTGTTATTTGTTCCTGTTGCAACATTTGAATAAGTCCCATTAGAACCTGTTGGTACATCAGAATAACTGTTATTTTGACCAGTGTCAATATCTCCATATGCAAAAATAATAGGTGTTCCAATACTAGAAGTCATGGATTGCCCTGTTACTCCAACCTGCATATCCACAACAGATATTGATCCTACGCTAGCGCTAAATGATTGACCTGTTAATCCTAGCCCTTCTTCTACTGTTAGAGAACCAACACTAGCTGTTGCTGATTGCCCTGTTGGTAAAGCTATGGCTCCTCCTAATCCAACTAAAGATCCTAAACTAAATGTTGCCGATATACCTGATACTAATACTGTATCATTTGGTATTGTTACTGTTCCTAAACTTAAAGTAGCTGATTGACCTGTTAGATCTGCTTCTTGTGAAGAAGTTCCTTTAGCAGTTCCTTGTGATACTGTTATTGATTGACCAGATGGTTGAACAGTGTCATTTGGTGCAATCGCAGTTCCTTGTGAAGAGGTTATATCTAAACCTGTTAAACCAACGACATCAGCAACGTCAGGTGTTCCTAAAGATGCAGTTGTAGACTGAGTTGTAAGTCCTACCGTCATTTCTATAGGTGAAATAGATCCAACGGAAAAAGATGCAGATAAAGTGATATCAATTACAACAGGTACAAAACCCTCACCTTGTGAAGATGTTATTGATTGGCCTGTTAAACCTACAATGACATCAGGAACAGATGGCGTTCCTAAACTAGATGTTATTGATTGACCAGTTAATGTAATTACTTGATTAGAAGTTTGTCCCCATGCACCTCCACCATTCCAAGCTTGTGCACCCCAACCTGTTTTTAAAGTTGTGTCTGCGTCCCAATAAGCTTGGCCCCAGGTGAACCTGCCCCATCCTGAAGATACCGACATGGTCGGCCTCCTATGCTAATCTTATGATTGCTGTAGTCGCTGCTGCTGCTGGGAACTCAATTTTAAAAGTTCCATTACTCGCTGTTTTGTCACCACCAAAAGCTATAATTGCTACAGCGTTTGTTGTGCCTGAACCACCATCAGTAGTTGTGTTATATATCATAGCACCGTTTGCAGTGAAAGATGCTGATGTATAAGTTACATCATCAAAATCTGTAAATGCAGTTGTTGAAGATAATGATACACCAGCGTTTGTTAAAGTTGCTCCACCTGCAGTATAAGCAGTTCCTGATGTATTTGTAATTTCTTCTGTTGTTGCATATCCTGTTGTAGAAGCACCTAAGTTTGCATCGCTATCAAATAGCGCTAATTTAAAAGTGTGACCACCTGAAGATTCAAAACTGTGTTTACCTTGTAAAAGTTCTTGTTTGAAACTGTTACATATTGCTGATGTTATTGCCATAATTTTCTCCTACGGGTTTACTGAGTTTACCGGTATTCGAACAGTGCCATCCGTATAGTCATCTCTTCTTCGTCTACCGACTTGCTCGTTAGCAAACTTCTGTACTTCTTCTTTATATTTATTTTCATATAAAGTCAACATGTCTATCGGGCCTTTTAAAAATCCATATGCCTCTGATAAACAACAATATAATAGACCATTTGGAAAATTAAGACTTAAATAATTAGTGTCATTACCCTCTAAAATACCTGCCATTTTGTTAAAATGTATTCTAGCTAAATAATTAGTATTAGGTGTAGGGGCTAAAAATATTCTACCTGATGTCGAATCTGTGTTTCCAGTTGCACCTCCAAACATGGCATAATATTTAGGCTTTCCTTGAGCTGCTGATGTCCCTGTTACATCTTGATATTCTTGTAAATAACTCATGTCTTTTTTTTCTAGAAAAACATTTGGTCCTGTTAAAACAGAACTAGAATCATAAACTTGAATTGCTCGTATGAATAAACAACCCGCAGGAGCATTAATAGTTTCTTGCCCTGGAACTAAATTTACAGATTGTTGTTTTCTATCTGCATCAATAGGAACATCTCTCATTATTCTATATTGAGCGTTTAAAATTATATTTTCTAAAACAGCGTCTGTTAAAACATTAGAATCTGTTTCAGTATAACTTCTTATTTGTGTTTTTAACCCTGATGCACTTATTCCCGACATTACATTACTCCTGCTATCTCTCTACAAATAGGACAACTTTTTTTGTACCTATTGTGTGTCCCACACTTTACAGCTTTACCATTAACATCTTCATATATTGGAGTTTCTGGTTCTGCTGGATCTTCATATAATTGAAGATGCTCATCCTTTTCAGGACACGCACATTGTTTAATACCAAATAAATTACATATAAAATTTTTTATTTTTTTAATCATGCTGTTACCGTAACTGGTCCTGCCGATGCAGAACCGCCTCCTCCTGTTTCACTTATACTAGATGTTGTGGCTGTTGCAAAGGTATAATTATCATCATCTACTCTGGTAATTAAATAACCTGCAGCTAAATTTATTGTTGCTGCAGCCACTCCTCCAACAACAGTTGATCTACCATGATCAGGTTCATTCACAGATATTGTTGTAGATCCATTTGTTGTTGTAAATGGATTTAATGGTAAAAGTTTTGGAACAGCTGTCTCTGTTCTATCAGGTCTTACATTTCTTAAAGATATAGAATCACCATTCATAGGTTTTGGTTCTAATTGTGGTTGTTTTGGTTCAAATTCAGATACATGCACAAAAGATCCATTCCATTCTCTGACCATTTCTTTGTATGGAAACTCCATACCAGATCTATCTGATATTGCTTTTGAATATTTACCTGTTGCGTATTTTGCCATTATGCTCCTGGATAATATGCTTTAGGAGTTATGTGTGTGCTAGATGCAGAACCATCTTCTGCTAACGCTCTTGCAAACTCATCCTCGTAAACTAATTTCATAGATTGGGTTAATTGTGGTACGTACTTCATAGCTAAATAATATGCTAATCCTGATATCATGCAAGGTATAAATCTAAATGGAACATCAGTTGCATTAGTATAATCACCCACATCTTGTATTCTTTTTATGTAATAGAAATGCATATCTTTAGATGCATTTGTTGAATCTGGTGTTGGATAAATATGTATTCTTACTTTATCAATAAATCTTTCTACCCAATATTGATTAGGTGTGCCTTTAGATAATTTATTAGAAAAACCTGCATAAGTAGATCTATCTACTTTTGTCATTGGGCTATCTGATTGATCTGTTGAAGTTCTATTAGATCTTAACTGTGCTTCAAGAACATCTGACATACCAAATACACTTGCTGGTGTTGATACAGCGCTCGTGCCATCAGCGCTAGATCTAAAAAAATCGTAGTCTGATTGTCCTTCAATCAGATCCATATTGAGTTCATCTATTTCCCAATAGTGAATACCTCTATTACCCCACTCTTGAAGTAATATATTTAATGTTCTTCTAGCATTTTTTAATTGATAGCCAGCAACATTTTGCTGTCCGATACGTTCAAAAGCTTCTTCTATTATTTCGTCAATAGCAAAAGTTTTATCGAACGTTGCTGTTCCCGAAGTAGTGTTAGCCATTTAAACTCCTAGCCAGTATAACCGATAGTAACAGAATCTGTAGTAGTTAAATCTAAATATACTCCTGTTTCAAATCTAATACCGTTTCCTGGAACAAATACATCTAAACCTTCACTACTAAATTTAGCTTGAAATTTTAAAGTGCCACCTGTTCCTGTCCCATCATGTAATTTAACTAAACAGTCACTTCCACTATGAGCTTGTATGTATGTAACTCTACAAGGCCCTATGTTGGTAGAACCACCTGTGATAGTTTTAAAATTACCGTCTGCTGTTAATGTACTAAACTTCTGATCTGAACTCATATTTTCTCCTTAAAATTAAATGTGGGGCCGAAGCCCCACACTAATTAATTATTACGCTATTGTTGCAATAGGAGTTGATAAAGTCTCAGCTCTGTAAGTTGAGTTAGTACCATCGTCCTTAATGCAAGTTAATCTTACTCTAGCATTTACTGCAGTTGAGTTAGGTAACGTTAAAGTATCACCTGCAACGTCACTTGCTGGATTAGCAGCTGTTCCACCCATTAGTGAAAGCGCACCAAAGAAATTTGATACACCTGAACCAGGTAAAACAAAAGTAACAGTTTTAGAACCACCGACAGCAGTAGTTACGAAAAACTCGTAAGTATTTCCAACATTAGCTGTGCTTAGAGCAGGCATGTTAACAACAATATCACCTGTTCCATCAACTTCAAAAATAGTTCCTGATTGAGCAGTAGTTAAAGTTGTTGTTACATCACCACCCGTATTCAAAGTCGAGTTGTCTACTGTTTGTCTAAAGTTTGGTCTAGCATCATAAGTTGCTTCAACCGTAATAGCACCTGTTGTGCTATTTTTTGTTATTTGTTCAAAACCGTTTTCCGATCGTATCGGTCCTGAAAATG